GTTGGCGAATACCTTTAGGCCATGTAGATGCTGCCAATCGAAGTGCATCTTCTTCCGGCATTGGGTCATTGTAACATCTATGGTGATGATAATCAAAAGTAATAGGAGTACCAACTGCTTCGTAGATGCGGTACAAGTCACTTACAGAGTATTGAGCAGGTTTATCGTCATTTTCAAGGATTAAACGGGACTGGGCTGAAGGTGATAACAATTTAAAGTTTTCGATAAATCTTAAGATTGCAGCCTCTTTGTCACCATAAGAACCACCAACATGGATATTCATAGAATATTGAGGAGTTGCCGGAAGGCCCATGGTATCAAGTATAAATGCATGTTGATTAAGTTCTTTGATAGAATTATCGACAGTTTTTTGATTTGGACTGGGAAGGACACAAAACTGACCAGGATGGAAACCAATTCGCTGTCCGTATTTTTGTACTAGAGAACCTGCACCTTTTAGTAGATTTGAAATAGTGTCCCAATTTGGTAAATCAGTAAGCTCGTATTCGGACATCCACGGAAACATACTAGAGGACATACGATATAGCGTAACGCCGTTTTTATGATTCCATTTAATGATTTCTATCATGTCTCGGATATTTGCTTCGGCAAGTTCACCAGCATATTTGATACCTTTTGCATCAAATGTTTTTTTAATCATTGAACGCCCGATTTTAATACCACTCTTATCAAGAGTCAAATTTATGCAACAATATCCGTAGTTAGCTCCCATGTATATTATATTAAGTTAATTTTAAAAGTTTATAATTCTAAGAATACTACTTCCTCTTCGTTAGGTACTGATTCTAATCTAATTCTGTATTTAGACAATAAATCACCGTAACTTCTCCAGTTTCTAACATATGCCAGACCCATTTCATGGTCTGTTGGGTTAATGTTTAAGAATCCACAGTATTCAGGATGAGACTTGTCGAATTGATAATCATTTGCAATATCTTTAATGAATTGCTCCATTGGGTCTAACGGCTCCTCATTAAAATAAGGCATGCCAACGTTATAAATTAATTGACAATAGAATTTAAGAGCACGAACATTTGTACTATCTGCATTTGCAATTGCTCTTTGCAAATCATTATCTACAACTGCTTGAACAAATCCACCGCCTGCATATCCAACATTCCATCTAGTACATAAGATTGAAGTTCCAATTTGAACGATGTGGTCATTTTGGCAATCTGCTTCGGATAATCCGGCATGTGCACCGTTTTCTTTAAGATATTTTGCAACTAGTTTTTTTACTACTTCTATTTTTTCGAAAGTGTCCATGATTAATAATTTGTTTGAGGTTCGTATTTAGGGTAACGGTTACAGATATCGAAGATTCGCATAACTTTCGATGCTAATTCGGTAGGTAATTGAAGTGCTTCAATTTGAATGTTATCATACAAATATCCATCAAATAAACCGTACATCATGTTTTCTAAGTTTCTAGAGTGGTCGTTATCTCTAAGTTCTCTAATGATATCGATGATATCACTTCTAGTTTCAGCGGTCATAAATTCGTGTCTGTCAAAATTTGTGTAACTCATAATATTTCTTTGTTTTAATTAGATATGTAAATATAATCAATAATGTTGAAAGGGGAAAACTTTAAGTGTTAAAGTTTTGTTAAAGTTTATTTTTTCTTTGTCCCAACTTTCTAGTACCATATTCAATAGTTACTTCAGTGTAATTAACCTCGTTTTCGAACATGTATTTATCATACTCTAATATACCTTCTCTAGTATAAATTTTAATGGTCTCATTTTTCTGTAGTTTATTAAATGCGTCTTCAGTGACCGTAATACTACTTCCTTTTGCAATACTTACTACTTCAATACCTCTACTAAATTCTTTGATGTCTTGATTTGCTACTAAAATAAATTCTTTGTGAGTCATGGTGTTTCTTTGTTTTAATTAGATATGTAAATATAATCAATATTGTTGAAACGGGAAAACTTTAAGTGTTAAATTTTTGTTAAAGTTACATAACCATCATAACCTTTACATTTTCCAGTTTTACAAGTTACAAAACTTAGATTATAATTTTCAGTAGCTTCTTTAATAGTTTTACGTTCGTCTGAAACAGCCCATTCATCCATTAAAGTAACAACAATATCTACTTGTTTTGCTTCTGGTGTTTTAAGATACCTTTGAAATACTCGTACCTTTTTTGTATTTTTATCACCATACCAAGTGGCAAGTTGGTTGGTAAGGTTCCATGTTGAATCTCCTTTTTTACATGGAACACCATAGTCGCATGCATCTGAATAAATTTGTACTGATTGAGCTTGAATTTCTTTAACGGCGTGGTAACCTTCTTTGTAAACTGACATAATATTTCTTTGTTAAAATTAGATATGTAAATATAATCAAAAAACCCGACACTGTAAAATGTCGGGTAATTATTTTCAAAAAGTTATTAACAATTTACTTCCAAAATATCTGGACACAAATAATAATAAATGAAAGTAACAAACAAATTATGGTCTTTGCATTTAATGGTTCATCCATTATCAAATAAGTTAGGACTGAAAATGAAATCATACCCATTGCAAATCCAATAAATCTACCAGGCCAAAGTTGACCATCATAATATTCTGCAATCATTCTAGTAGCCTCTATAAAAACATATGATATCGTAGACCCTCCAATTATTGCAACTAGGAGTGGATTCTTTTTAAACCATGGCCAAATAAACTGACCATTTGTTTGAAACCATATAAACGATTGCCCAAACAGGAACAATAGAATACCGTAAATTAGCGCTCTCAAAATAGGGTGCCGGTTTCGGTTAAAAGATGAGAAATAAAACTCATTCGATGTTGTTTACTCGGACCTAAAGATTTAATTGCATCAATATGCGCTTTTGTACCGTATCCTTTATTTGAATTCCAACCATATCCAGGAATTTCAATATCCAAATCTTTCATTACTGAATCCCGTTCGGTTTTAGCTAAGATACTTGCGGCTGCAATTGAAATGTATTTATTGTCTCCTCCAATTACAGTTTCAAATGGAATTCCCTCAAATCCGTGGAATTGGTCTCCATCTATTAATATAAAATCAAATTGAGAATTGGTTTGTACACTTTCTAGGCAACGTTGCATTCCAATTAAGGTTGCCTTTAAGATATTAGTTGCCTCAATATCTTCGGGAGATATGTGTTCAATATGATATGCAATCGCGTTTTCCTCAATAATTTTTCTGGCGTCTTTTCGCTGTTGCTCATTTAATAGTTTTGAATCTTTGATTAGAGGGTTTTCAAAACCAAATGGCATTATACATGCGGCTACGGTGACAGGTCCACTTAGTGAACCTCGACCGGCCTCGTCAACACCAATTTCTATAATTGATTCATCTCCAGAGTAGGAGTGTTTAAGTTGTATTTGTCTAGTTTCCATCTATATATTTTATAAGTATTATATAGATGGATTCCAGATAGTTTCTTATTTTTCAGGATTTTCAACTCTCCATTTGTCGTATCGGTCTACAACGTCTTGAAGGATTTTAGCTCTTACAATATCTTTATTTTCAAAAACATGTTCTGCAGTTCCTCTGATTCCCTTCATTAATTGCATGAATCCTGGAAGACCAGCACTTGCTTTTGGTATATCATATTGACTAACGTCTCCAGTTACCAGAACTTTAGAATTTTTACCCATACGGGTCGTAAATAACATTAATTGTTTAAAGGAAGCATTTTGGGCTTCATCTAGAATCATGAATGAATCGTCAAATGTATCACCTCTCATAAATGCAAGCGGCTTAAATTCAATAGCACCTGAAGCGATTAAACCTTCTGTTAATTCGTCACCTACTATTTTTTTAAAGTTCGAAATATATGATTGCATGTATGGGTCGACCTTGTCTGCAATATCTCCAGGTAAGAATCCAAGTTTTTCTCCGGATTCTTGAATTGGTTTACATAGTATAATTTTTGAAACTGCCTGAGTTGCCAATAACCATAGTGAAGTGTAGCATGCAGTAAATGTTTTTGAAGTACCAGCCGGACCTGAGCAGAATGTTATTTCATTCTTTTTAATTTTTTCAAAATAATCATATTGTCCTGGTTTTAATTGAACTCCAACTAAATCTAATTCTTTAACTACTGTCTTTTTAGGTCTTCCAACCGGATTAGAAGTTGTAGTTTTTGGTTTTGCCTTAGTCGATCTTGATTTACTTTCCACAGTTTTTCTTTGCATACAAATTTGTATTTATTTAATCACCAGTCATCATGACCAGTTCTTTTAATTTTTTGAGCGATTCACATTTTTCATATTCCTCTAACTCAACAAAATATTCTATTAGGACATCTACGAATTTACTTCGCTGTCCGATTCCGTGCGGAATGTCTATTGTGTGACTGCCATCGTTATAAACAACAAATCTATTGATGGTCTTGGTGAAATTTCTAGTAAGTATGTAGTAGCTGGACCTCATCAGAGAATCTCTTTCCTCCCCTGTAATATCTCCCATCTTGGTGTAATGTTTTTAAAGCGACATGAGTCGCATATAATATATATTTTAACCGGCAGGATTTAAGGTATCCGGGTTAAAAAGGTTACTATATTATATTACCGACAGGTCATCGATAATTTTCTTGAGTTCTTTGCATTTTTCATAATCTTCTTTCTCTTTAAAAAAATTAAGAACCGTCTGGACACCTTCTATTTTCTCTTTAATACTTCCATCATACTTTAAGGCACCCATTCTGCCGTTAATAATAGAGGAGTACATTGCATCCATCATGTCTTCTTTGGATGCCTCGTGTAGTTTTTTTATAAATTTTCTAGATTCTTCCGGACTTTCTTCAATGCTACTCATTTTGATTTTTTATTTTTTTGAGTAATTCTATTTCAGATTCGGATAAATTTACAGGAAGTGTTCTAAGTTTTACCATAAGATTTCCGAATCCTTCTGCGTTATATATTGGCATTCCCTGTCCAACAACCCGTAAGAGTTTTGAATCATGAGAGCCTTGAGGAACTTTAATTTTAATCGTTTTAAACTTAGTATGGATTTCAAATTCTCCTCCAAGCAAGAGGTCAATCCAGCTTAGGGTTAAGTCAATATAAATATCACTACCATTAACAATAAGTTCAGGGTCTGGTAAAACATTGATAGTCAGGATAATATCACCAGGAGGTGCGGATGAATTTACAGAATGTGGGGCTCCTCGGCCTGGAACTTTAAGTTTTGTTCCGCTATAGATTCCTCGAGGTATATTAATATTAAATCCGCCCATCCCGACGTCGATATATTTTCTAACACCATCATAAGATTCTTCGAGGGTAATATTCATAGAAATTCTAACGTCATGTCCTCTTGCCTCTCCTCCAAATGATTGATTAAACATGTCGGCAAAATCACCACCAAACCCGGAAAATGCATTTTGCCAGGCAGACGTGTATTCTTGATTTCTTCGGAAGTTATTAAATGTGGAATAGCCGCTAGACTTATTATCATATTTCTCTTTTTTGACAGGGTCAGAAAGAGTTTCGTATGCTTCGGATATTTGTTTAAATTTTAAATCGTCTCCCCCTGTTTTGTCAGGATGATGCTCTTTTACAAGCTTCCTATAAGATTTTTTAATCTCTTCTGGAGTTGCATCTTTTGAAACGTTAAGAGTTTCGTAGTGGTTCATTAGAGTTTATTTTTTGGAATTTCTAACTCTAACTGTCTGTTTTACTACAGGAATAATTGGTTGTGATTTTGCCTGCTTCTTATTATCTGCTTTTTTCTCGGCAATAAGGGCAGCCTGACCTTTTCGATAGGTTGCAATTTCTCTCAATTGTTTGTTTTCCATACAGATTGCAATTCTTTCTAGACTATCTGCAATCTTTTTTAATATTTCTGGGTCCATATTGATATACTTTATTAGTACTTTATATATTAAAGAAAAAAGGTCCTTATAGGACCTCTGCTTTTTTAAGTAATTTATTTATTTGAGCGCACTTTTCGTACTCTTCAAGCTCTTCAAAAAGCTCTAACATGTCTCCGAGGATTTTAACAACGGGTTCAATATCAAGTTCTTGTTTTTTCATTAATTTAAAATCAACTCCCTTAGAAATTATCGAATCATAATTCTCATTTGCAAGTTTGATTTTCAAATCATACATTATGTTATTCATTTCGGCTTCTTTTTTAATAGTGTCGATTTCGTCTTCTTGTTCTTCAAATAAATTGTTAAAGTCTTCGTCCATAATTATAAGGTTTTAATTTGATATGTAAATATAATACAAATTCCTGACATGGTAAAACTTTTTACTAAAAAGTTATTAACAATTTTCTAAATAATTTTCTTAGTAGTTCTAAAAATCCTAATTTTATAGGTTCTTTTTTAGGAGAATCTCCTAATTCATTTTCTGTGTAACTTGCGCCTGGTCTCATATACTTTAAATTTAAAATGGTACTTCATCAACCATATCCATTCCGGATATTTTAAGCATCACGTTCATAGTCGCTTTAACATCTCCTTCGCAATATGTTTTTATCTTTTCAAGATTACCGTTCCAATACTCTTCAGTAGTACTGCTTGCTTCCATTATAGTTTTAGGAGATGGAATGTTTAAAGTATCGCAAATCAAATCTAAAGATGCGCTATTCCAACCTGCAAATTTCCAAATTTCATAGGTATCTACGAGACAGTTTTCCCATGGTTTTTTCTTTTGTAAATGAAACTGATGAGGTGTTGCAACTCCATTTACAATAGCTCTTTTTATTAGATACGGAAAATCAAAGTTTTTAATATTATGCCCAGCAAATTGAATTGAAGCGCTTTGATTAAAAACGGCCTGTGCAGTACCCATAAACTCTTTAAGAATTTCTCGCTCGTTATCTCCGTAAAATGAACGGATTTTTGATGTTATAAAGTTATCTTGAAATTTAATTTGTCCCATAGAAATTACAATAACCTTACTAAATTCGGGACTAAGAGCTGACATGTGAGTATACATTTCGGCATCTGAAAGTTCTGCTAAATGGGATTCAGAATTTCTATGTTGTTCTGCTTTTTTTGACCAGTGCTTTACAGCTCCGGGTCTTTTATTACAAAATTCTTCGTACGTTGAGTATTCTGAAGTCGTTTCAATGTCAATAAATAACATTGACTTTAATTCGGTAGTGTTATACATTCTTTGAGTCGTTTAAATCTTTAAAAATCTTATAAATTGATATTGGATATATGCATTTTTTTACACTCTTGTCGGACTTTTCATTCATCCAATAGTGTGGAATTCCATGTAATTTGGTTAACGCTTCGTTTAAGGAAACTAATTCGCCATACATGATACTTCCTGCAAATTTAAAATAGTAATTCTCTCCGACTTTCGGTTTAACTACATATATTTTAGGTTCTTTTATACTTTTTGCCATATACTAATTATACACAAAAAAATAAAAAAGTTTATATATGAGTCGTGTCGACATGGTCATGCGATTGTCGAAGTATAAGGTACCTATCATAAGAAATACTCATTTCGATCCATCCACCTGTGATAGATTTTGGTACTTCATGATGGTCAATAATGTAGTTTGGAGGGGTATCAACTCTTTCTAATAAAAAATCCATCATTAAGTCGGATTCTCTGTTATGTACCCAGATTTTTACGTAAGTGTTATTCATTTTCGTTATATATTATGTTTGCTGCCATTTCCTCTTCTCCATATCTAGATGCAGTATTTAAAGGTGCCCATGGATTTTCATCGTAAGCCCAATCTTTTAATTCTAACTCTTCAAATCGTTTTTTGATTTGTTCGTTGTAGTAGTAACTTATTGTTCTTACCCTTCTTTGAATATCCGCTCTTGCCATATCGTGGGTATTCTGACCATTTGCATTGTTGTATATGAATTGAACGTATCCCAGCTTTGGTATTTTACAGGTGATTGTTTTCAAAAAAGTTCTTACAACCAATTCATAATCGTCGGCTATTACAAGATTTCGATTATGTCCTCCAATTTCAAAATAGGTAGAACGTCTCCATGCTCTTACATGATTCGGTACGCCAACTATATGTCTAATTGTTTTTGGATTAATATTATGTTGAGTTGCTATGTCCATTGTTTTTCCAGCATACTCTTCTTTTCGGTATTTACCGTACCCAAGAGCAAATCCTTCCCCGTAGGTTAATGAATTCCAGTTCTCGTCGACTTCAACAGTGTCATTAAAAAAGAATCCGGCTTCCGGGTGTTTTTTAGCCGCTTTGTAAAGATCTTCAGTACACCATGGAACAAGTAAATCGTCGTGGTCTAATTCAGCAAGAATAAATCCTCTTGCCATCGTGCAACATCTCCATTTAACTTCACCGATATTTCCACTGCTTTTTTCTCTAAAATCGTATAGGCGTACTCTAGGGTCTTTTGCCGCGATGGATTCTGCTATTTTTAAGGTTTTGCCGCCATCTGTAGAATCATTTACAAGAACCCATTCCCAATTGTCGTAAGTCTGATCTAGCAGTGATTGATAGGTATTGAAAAGCTTTTCACCAGTATTATATATTGGAGTGAAATATGAAATCATTGAACTATCTTCTAATCCATCAGGGTTCAATAAACTTTCCATTGCGCATTGATATGCTGTTTGACCAACATCTTCTGCTGAAACATCTTCTTTAATATTTAGCCATTTTCTACGGAATTGGAGTGATGTACTCGCAAGTTCTGGAAAGTTTTGCCAAGATTCTCCTCTTGTTATGATAACATCAGGTCTAAATTCGGCAAGTATTGATTTAACATTAGAATCATTTTGTAAATATTTAACATTAAGGCTATCGTCCTCATAGTTAAGTATTTTAAGTGATTTTAATTCGGGCTTGTCAGTGCCGATATACAATACTTTAGGAACTTTTGCTGTAGATTTTTTTTGTAAATAATTGTAGTGTGCAAATATTTTTCCGGTAAACGTAAACCATTCTGGATGCTCGTTATGTATTGCACTAATAAGTATTCCATCTGCACAATAATCCGGCAAGAATTTATATCCATATTGATTATATACTTCTGTGCTAATAATGAATTGGGCTAAGTCGACTCCTCCTACCTTTATAAATTCAGGAGCAGCAT